CGCATGAGCGTCCAAATCAGGTTGAACCACACTTCGCTGATCGTCCTGCCGTCCGGGTTCAGGAAGGGCGTGCCGTACTCCGGCATCGGTGCGGAAATGTTCGGCGGCATGGGTTACTCGTTCACGGGCTGGGCGTTGAGGAACGCACCGTTCAGGGCCGTTTTCACGGGTGCCGACCAGAACAGCTCGAACACGCGATCGCGCGCCATCCCGAGCCGCTGAAACTGCACGGAACGCAGGTAGTTCCCAAGCGGGCCGAGATCCGAGGAAATCGGATTTCCCCAGCTCTTGCCCTTCGTGTCGCTCCAGCGCAGATAAACCGTCGTGTCGCCGGGCGCATACTGCGACTGCTCGGCGCCTACCTCGAAATCGGCTATCAACTCCCGATACAGGACGCGGTTTCCCGTGGCAATGAGGTGCGGGAAGCCGCGTCGGCGCACGATCGGCGCGCCGTTGTCGGCCAGCGCCTCGCGCTCGACCGTGTACAGATTGCCGTTCTCGAAATCGCCGCCGACGTGCATGCCATTCCAGAAGCAAACGAAGGCGGCACGGTGTCGGTTCTCGCCACCATTGCTATCGGTGTAGACCCATTCCGTCCACTGCTCGCTCGACAGGTCATAGGCCCACGTCTTATTCGCCTCAGGGAACGACAGCACATAGAACATGTGGCCGCCCATCTGGAACGTGTAGGAAACGGCATCCTCGATCGACGGATAGGTCTGCAGCTCGGTGTCGAGCGCGAAGGTCGAAATCTTCACGCCTTCATAGCCGACGGTGCGCATCACGATCCCCTCGCCTTGAGGATTGCTCGCCAGCCAGAAAATGGCGCCGTCCATCTGCTGCACCGATCCCGCCGCGGCGCAACCGTGCTGGAGGAACACGCCGGGCATGCGCTCGAACGTGAAATCCGACGCGCCGGTGTTCGCCCAAAGTTCGGACGTCTTCTTGCCGAGCAGCCAGATATTGCGCTTGACGGCGATCGCCGCAACCAGGCTGTCGGAGTACCCGTTCTTCGCCGCGAAATCGAGCGAATCGAACGCCACCTGCTGGTACAGGCTGATATAGAACTCGGTCGTGGCCGGCCGGTTCAGGATGAAATACCCGTCCACCACGTCGATGCGGTTCGCACCATAGAACGCGGCATCCGTCACCTGCGCAAACGCCTGGGTCGGGAGATCCACGGTATAGCCATCGGCCGTGCCATCGACCACCAGCAGCGTCACGCTGTTGTCGTTCATCGACACCGGGCCGGTGGAGGTAGCCAGCGTGCCCAGCTTCTTCAGCGTGAAACCGCCTGAGGCGTCCATCGTGATCGCGTAGAGCGCATTCGCGCACACGCCGAACAGGCTGCCATCCGATGCAGCGAAGCCGCCGCGCCATCCTTGCTCCGATGCCGTCGCGCGCAGACGCAAGCCGGGCATCAGGTGGTGCGTCGTCGGAAACGGCGAATCCTTCGGGTTGACCTCGATGAAGAGGTTCACGCAGCGCTGCGCGCCGGCGAGCAGGCCGGCAGCCTGGTACGAGCCGGTGATGAGCGGGATCAGTTTGGCGGCCATCAGAATCCACCGCCGCCGTAGGGATTGAAGATGTTCGGCACACCGCCAATGCCCGCGCCGATTTCGAGGCGCGGGATTTCGGCGTTCGTACCACGCAGGCGGTTCAGTAGCTTCTTGGCCGTCGCGATCACCACCGCGTCAGGCGGAAGGCCGTACATCGGGTAGAGCAAAACCGTGAGGTTGTACTCGATCGCGCGCTCATAGATCGGCGGCATGTTGACCGCCTGCGCCGGGTTCGTGAAGCTCTGCAGCTGCTGCATCAGCGTGAGGTGCAACTCGAACGAGCTGTTCGGGATCGGCCAAATGAAGACGTTCCCGGTCGGAAAGCCGCGATCGTAGTAGATCAACTGCGGCCAGGACGACAGATTCTTGAGGCGGATCCGGTCGTAGTCCTCGCGCGCAAACAGCGGCTCGAGGTTGTAATCGATCGCCGACTGCGCGCCCGTCGCCAGCTGGCGGGCGAACGCCTGCTCGATCCGCTCCGGACGCACGATATCGAAGTCGCAGCCCGGGCCGATGGTGTACGACTGCTTGCCGGTCGACATCGCGACGACATCGACCGTCTGGTACACCAGGTAGCGGTCGGTCTGCCACTCCGCGAGCATGGATACCAGTTCGTCGAAAGCATCGTTGACATCCTCCGGGCTCGCCGTTTGGCCGACACCCAGCACGTTCGCCCGCTTCAGTGCGCGCGTGATCAGCTTCTTCGGCGTCGTCTGGGTGGTCGGCATGTTAGGACGCCTGGTTCCCGGCCGCTGCCTCGGCGGCAGCGCGCGCCGCACGCTCGGCATTCGACGGCCGGCCCGGCTGCCCGGGCTGCCGCGACTTTCGGATCACGGTGCCCTGCGACGTGGTGCCGGCCGCTGCCTCGGCGGCAGCCTCGGGCACCACCTCGGCAGGCGCATCCGACGCGCCTGCGTTCGAGTCGGCTGGCACGCGCTCGGCGCCGGTCTCGTCGATTTCGCCGCGCGCCGCGGCTTCCTCGAGCTCGTTCTCGACCGTCACGCCGCGGCCGTCCGGCAGCGTCACGTACTTGGGGTACTCGGAATAGGTGTAGGGCGCGACGTAGTTGCGCGGGTCACGCTTGAAGTGCGGGTTGCGCTCGTCCAGATTGCTCATGGTTTTCCCGGAAAGATGAAGTCAGGGCGCGCCGCGAAGCGCGCCCTGAGCTGGTTACGACACTTGGATAGGCGCGAATACGCTGCAGCACCATTCCGGCCGCACCATCGTCTGGCCGAAGATGCAGTCCATCCGCGAGATTTCCTGGTAACCCAGAATGTCGAAACCCTTCACGTAGGCGATGGAGAAGCCCTTGTACGTGGAATGCGCCGACTCGATGACGCCCGTTTTCGGCAGCAGGATGTCTGCCGACGCAACGGTCATCGCCGACTCGTGGAACACCAGGTTCTTGCGGAAGGTGCCCCCGGCGGGCAGGAACGGCGTGATCGGCGCGTTGTTCGCCGGCGAAGCCGTGACGGTGCCGTACTGCACGTTGCCCGGCGTGATCGCGGGGTAGATCGACAGCGACGTGGCGCCGTTGGCTGCCGGCGCGGTGAGCACGAATTGCTGCAGCTCGCCGGTCGACTGCTTGGTGACGCGGTTGATCGCATAGACGCCAGCGATCGAGATGATGTCGCCCGCGTTGAGGGTGCCCGACAGCGCGTTGATCAGCAGCGTGTTGCCCGTCTGGTTCGCCCCGTTCACGGTTGCCGTGGTAGCGGTGCCGGCCGTATGCGTGATGATGGTCTGGTCTTCGTAGAAGTCGAGACCCAGCGTGTCTTTCGACAGCATGCCGGTGCGGTACTGCTCGCTGAGCTTGACTTGCGGATTGAACAGACCGGCCAGGGAGGCAACCGCAGTCGCCTGCGTGATCGGATCCAGCACGGCATACCGATCACCCTTCGGCGCGCTGTTGGTGGTCAACTTTGCGCCGGCCAGCAGGAACGTCTGTGCGTCGGGCTTGATGATGTTGCCGTTCGAATCGAAATTCGCGACGGCGGCCGAGGCCATCTCCGACACGCCGATGACGGTGGTGGCCACAGCGCCGGCCAGGTTGTTCATCGCCGACTTGAGGATCCGCTCGCTGAAATCGTCCAGCTTCAGGGTGAGATCGGCCTGCGTGAACGACACCGGAACGTTCTTCTGGTTGGAGAGCGTCAGCGTCGTTTGCGCTTCGTTCGTCGCCTGCGGAACGATCGTCGGACCATCGCCGACCACGTAATCCACCGGATAGCGGATGCGCACGGTGTCGCCGATCTTCGCGCCGACGCCGTTGAACTGGTCGTCGTACTGCTTGTTGATGATGCCCAGCAGCGCATTGCTGTTCACGAATCGGTGAACGGCCTCGCGCGTGATCTTGCTGATTGTGAGAAGTTGGTTCGCTGCCACGGCTTATCCCTCATGGATCGATTGACGTTTGCCAGGCGGAAATCGCCTGACAGCTACGGCCGGGTAGCCGTCAATCGCCCCATGCGGGACTCACCCCGATACTTCACACGCAAGACTGTGCGCGAGCAGCTTTACTGCGCCCGGGCTTGGGGCCCGGTAGGTTGACCACCGATTACGGGTCGGTGTCGCCCGTCCTACTCAGCGTGCAGCGCGCCGTTGCCGGTCCCGCGCCGCATGCCATTCCTCATCCGACAGCTTGTCGTCGAGATCCACGTCACCACCGCCACCGCCGCCCGAAGACCGGCCGGCCGGCGGCTCGATCGGCGCCGGCAACCGGCCGCCCGCCTCATCGGCAGACATGGGACGCGGGACACCTGCCATCCGCGCGAGCTCGATGCCGAGCGAAATCGGGTCCATCGACGTCAGACGCGATGCGAGCTCGAGATCGTTCCCGAGGCGGTACAACACCCGGTGCGGATTCTCCAGGCGGTTGATCGCCTGGAACATCGGCGCTGGGATGCCGCCGATCGCGCCGAACTGCTGCACCACTTGGTCGAAGTCCTGGAACTCCTTCCGGCCCGCCTGCTCCGTTTTCTGGATCGAATCCAGATAATCCCGCTGCGCGAGGCGCTGTGCTGCGATGCGCTCCGCCATTTCTTCGACCGCCTGCTGCGAGGGTGCGGCGGTACCGGCCCGGCCACCGCCCTCCCCGTTGCCACCACCACCATCGCCGCCATCACCACCACCGCCGCCGCCGAGCTGCTGCAGGAGGCGGGCATTCTCGGCCGCCAGACGCTCGGCATTCTGCTCGGCCTCCCGGCGTTGCCGGGTCAACTCACCGATCCGCGTCATCGCCCACTTGGGAGGGGGCTCGCCGCGCCGGCTTCCGTCCGTGCCCTGCGGACCATCCTGATTCTCGGGCTGCTGCACCGCGTTATCGGACGCGTCGCCGTTTTCCTGCTTGGGGTCCATGATCGCCTTGGGTCATGTTTGGGAACTCCGCTCGTCGCGGATGACGAAATTATAGTCAGAACTCCGAAGTATTTTCAAAACAGCACAATCACCCCTGGCCGGCGGCTGGAAATCCCGCCTGGCTTGGCTGAGCGGCCGCCGGCAACCAACTCGGCAATTGGCTGGTTTCGTTCATCGGGTCGCCCGCGGCGTGCTCGACACCGGGCAACGGGTCGCGCAACGCGTCTGCGATCGTCTCGGCCGACACGTCCGGGCTGATAATCCCCAGCGCCTTCAGACGATCCGTGACCGCTTTGTAGGCATTGACGGCCTTCTGGTGGTCCTCGTCGGTACGCAGCGCCAGGTGGTTCAGGTAGTCGATATCGTTGCGCTGCTGCTGGAGTCGGTGCGTCTCCGACTTGTCGCTGAGCGCTTGCTGGGCAGCCTGCAATTGCTGGCTGAGCTGCTGCACCTGCTGTTGGAGCTGCTGCACCTGGGGCGACGGCGCCTCGCCGAGCACGGCCGGATTCGTTTGGCGGATCCAGTTTTCCAGCCGCTCCGCCAGTTCCTCGGCCATCGGGAAATCGCCCGCGCGCATGAGCAGGTCGCCCGCCACGGATACGAGCTCGGAATTCTGGGCCATGATCTCCTTGAACGCGTTGAACGCCTCCGCGCGCCGCGTCTGGAAATTCGGGCCGACGTCGGCCACCACGTCGAAGGTGCCGACGGCCGGGTTGAAAATGCTCACGTCGCCACGCTGCGATATGCCCATCGGCGACTGTGGAGCAATCTCGATCGTCGTTTCCTTCTGGTCCTCGCCCTGCGTGCGGATAACACGCGCGGTCGACATGACCTTTGGAATCAGGTCGATCAGGATTTTGCCGGTGTAGCGAATGGCTTTCGCCTGGCCGTCGATGAAATGGTACGTGGCGCGCTCGCCCTGTCGCGCACGACGATCGATCGCAACACCGGTTGTCTCGTTCGAAGGCGCACCCATGAGGGCGTCATACTGCCCGCTCGCCATCTTCA